AACAAACCCAGCCGCCGCTGCATGGGAATTGATTCCTTACTCTTTTGTCTTCGACTGGATCATACCGGTCGGAGGCTACTTAGAGTCTCTGGATGCCTTAATCGGCGTCGAGGAATTAACCGTACAGCGGTCTACAAGGCAAACCGTTGGCATCGAGTCTTCTGGTGCGTTGGGCACGGTTCTCGGACATTTCGAAACGCGCGAGCGTTACGGGAATTCCGGGAGCCTAGCCCTGCCTCCGTTGACTTACAAGCCTTCGACTAGCCTAAAGGCTGTTCTGAATGGGCTCTCGCTTCTCGCTCAATTGCGGTTGTGATCCTATCTCTCTAACTTTCTGGAGTTAAAACATGTCCCAAGTGACTTCCTCCCTCACCATCGATGATGGTGCTGCCACCCCTGTGGCAAAGACCTTTGCACCTATGCGCGTTGCTCCCGACGAGAGCATCTTCACAGAACGCTCGAGTGGCGTCTCGGCAGGCTTTACTCGCCTCCGTGTCGCCACTTCGCCTGCGAAGAATGGTCGGCCCACGAACCGTATCGACTATGACCTCGACTATCCTGTCTTGGCCACGGTAAACGGCGTGAGCACTGTTGCTTATACTCTCCGCTTTAAAGGCTACTTCGTCATCCCTGATGTCGCGACCGCAGCTGAGCGTGCAAACCTGGCGGCCTATGTGGCCAACGGTTTGGACAACACTCAGATTCGTAGCGTCATCAAGGATCTGGACCCGCTGTATTAAGCGGTCCTGACCCGTAAGGGTCGGATTTGTAGCCTAAGTCACCCGTTAGGGTAAGGAGATTTCATGACTGTTAAGTCTGAATCGAGGATATTTAACCTCGAGCAACAGCTTGTTTTGACCATCTGTGAAGACGTCAATTCACCTCGTTCCCTCACTGTGTACCTTCTTGCGAAGTACCAAGAGTTCGGCCAACTTGCTGCACTTGAGTGGCACGCCTATCATTACGATGAGCGTTCACTCGACAAGGCTCGATATGACTACCTAGTCACGTCACTGTTGTCTAAGAACTCGAGACTCCCCCTTGGCATCGACCGTAAGGCCGTCGCTGTGGAGAAGTTTCGTGAGGCTGAGCGGATGTGCGCCGAGACCAATGAGCGCCTTTCGTCTTTCGCCCAAGGTACTGGCATGATGCCAGTCGACTGGGATGTGGCCGACGTGATTAGTCACGCACGGTTGTACATTAGAAAGATTTTAGGTAAGCTCACCCGCAATAAGCTCTCCTTCGCGGAGAACAACATGCGGTTTGGTCCCGGAGCGACGACATCCATCTCGCGCCGCGTGTCTCAGGGTCTTAAGTACTCTAAGCGTCAGCTTGACGCAACGCCGAGAGTGGCCGACTTTTTTGTGCACTGTCTCCCCGCCCATTGGCGGGAGTACTGTGCTCCTGATCTTGCCTTACGGCAGACCAGTAAGTTGACCACTGTTCCCAAAAAC